TTTCCGGGCCTCCCGGAATCTGCCGATGATCATCACGTCCAACCTGGAGCCGGACCAGATCAAGAAGCGCTATGACGCCCGCCTGGTTCAGCGGCTGTTCGGGGGCTCCACGCTCCTGCACATCAAGGGTGAGAGCATCCGGCCCCTGCCCTTCTGACCACCCAGCCGCCTGGAGGCCCAGCCCAGGCGCACCCACCGGCCCCGAGCGCTCCATACCTCGGGGTCGGTGCGGTTTCCCGCGTAGGTCACACGCCTTGTCGGGGCTCCGGCGTATTCTGGAGGCCCCCGAATCGGGGGAGACCTGGAGGCAAGCCCGTGGCACCGATCGAGGAGCACGACGGCTACGACTCGTCGATTCCCACGCCGGACGTGGTGATCACCGACGAGGCGGACCCGAACCCGGAGGACGGCAGTCTGGACGACACGCCGCCCGCTGGGTACGAGTTCGCGCCGGGCGCCGTGAACGACGGCGGCGACCCCCTGAACGAGCAGGGCGAGATTCTCGCCCCCAAGGTGGTGGACTGACATGGCGTGGCGCGTAGCTCACTCCCTGATCGTCCTCCGCGACCAGATCGACGCGGCCTTCCCGAACCGCTCCCGCGTGTCCGATGGCTACATCGGCGACACCGCGCACCAGAACACCGGCTCGGACCACAACCCGTGGTACGGGCCGGGCATCGTCACGGCCGCCGACTGGACGCACGACCCCAGGAACGGTTTCGACATCGACAAGTTCACGGACCAGCTCCAGGCCTCGCGCGACGGCCGGATCAAGTACGTGATCGCCAACGGTTGGATCATGGACACCCGTCCGGCATACGACCCGTGGCGCTGGATGCGGTACAACGGCTCGAACCCGCACACCTCGCACGTGCACCTCTCGGTGGTCGCTACGCCCGCGTGCGACGACACGCGCCGGTGGAACGTGCCCATGCTCGGTGGTGGCGGGGGAGGCGGAGGCGGAGGCACTACGCCGCCGCCGAGCAAGCCTCCGTATCCGGGCGGCTTCCCGCTCCGTTCGGGCCACTACTACGGCCTGATGTCCGGGCCGGAGCAGTCGCACGGCGGCTTCTACGCCGGGGAGCGGCCGATCATCCAGGCGATCCAGCGCAAGCTGGTTAGCCTGGGCTACGCCCGCCGGGGCGACGGCCAGCAGGTGCCGCCCTCCGCGTGGGCCAGCGACGGCTGGAGCGATGGCAAGTTCGAGAAGCTCACGGCTGACGCGGTGTCGCGGTTCCAGAGCCAGCACATGCCGGGGACCCAGTTCTACGGCCAGGTGTGGGGCGACGACTGGGCCAAGCTCTGGAGCCTGTAGTCTGGGCCCGCGAAGGACCAGATAGAACCACCCTCGGGTGAGAGCCCGAGGCCGACGTTCGGAACGTCGTACACTCCGAACGTTTCGCAAGGGGCGACCCTCGCAAGCGTTGTGCCCCCGGCCTACGGCCGGGGGCACTTCTGCGTTACGATCATCAGGCGTCATGCGGCCATGCCACGGCCTCCGGCGGCATCGGCCCCACCCCGATGCCGCCCTAAAACTCCACGACTTGCCGACCGTTCGCCCACCGCCTCGCAGCGCCCATGGGCCAGCGGTTGTAGCCGGGAAATGGCAAGCCCCGGGCGGAGCCCCCGAGCACCAGTGCGCACTGGCCGGGGGCTTTTCGCACCCCAGATCACGTCCCAGAGAGCTTGCACCCATTGCACCGCTTGTACTCCTTGCGCGAGGTGCCGCCGCCGCAGATCTCGCATCGCCCCTTGGCGGACTCCTTGCGCTGGTCGCGCCAGTAGATGGCCTGACATTCCGTGTCGCAGTAGTCCCGCTTTCCTCGACGCAGTGATCGAGGCTTACGGAACTTCCGCGAGCAGTTCGCGCACTCCGCCTCGTAGGTGTGTCCGAGCGAGGAGCAGTCCATGGAGCAGTACTTAGCGCGCGCATCCCGCGAGGTGAACGTCTTGGCGCAGTGGGCGCAGGACCGGGCGCGTTGGGCGCGGCGGTGCTCAGTGCCGCATTCGCGCGTGCAATACTTCTTCTTATCCCAAGAATGGTAGGTTCGAAACTCCTTGCCGCAGCCCTCGCAGGTGGCGCGCTTCCAGTCGGGGAGATCGCCGTTCTGTCGAACGGTTACCTCGGATCGAGGATTCTCCGACTGGTGGATCACCTTGGCGTGAATCTCGGTTACCTGACTGTCGTCCTTCCAGGCCGCGCCAGTGAGGCCGTCCAGCACCAGCTTGACGAGATTGTCCACGTCGCGCCGCTGGCGCTCCTGGACGTGAAAGTCCATGACTACCGTGAAGCCGTCGCGATCGTTTGGCACCTGAGGGCCGGAGGATCTGCGGTACCAGGTAGTTACCTCCGCCTGGGCCTTGGTGGTGGCGTCATCCTTGTAGTGATACACCCGGCCGCTGCGCACCCCCGTGCGATGCCGTGACTTTGACTTGGGTTCTGTGGGAATGGTGAACTTCACTTCATTCATGCGGTGAAGTTTACCGCATCAGAACTGAACGGCGCTGGTTCCGTCCTGACCTCGCGCGACACGGATTCACGGCGACCCCATACGGCGTGATCAAATCCCCCGGTTCGGGGGTTATGATCGTCGTATGACCATTCAGGATGACGCCGCCGAGTTGCTCGGTGGCCGCAGTGTTCTGGAGCTGGTCGCCAAGGGGATGACCATCCGAGCGGCGGCCGAGGAACTGGGGCTCGCCAAGTCCGTGGCCCACCGGCGATACCAGGCGGAACTCCAGGCCGCCGTGGAGGACAACCGGGAACTGGCCGGATCGATGGTTCACGTGGAGCTGGAGACCCTGCGCCAGCTCCGTGAGGTATGGATGCCGCGCGCCCTCCAGTCCGATTTCGGCGACGAGGACGAGGAGAACCCCAAGGGATGGGGCAAGGACCAGGAGGGCGCGGCCAAGATCGTTCTGGCCGTGGTGGACAAGACCTCCAAGCTCCTCGGACTGGATGCCGCCATCAAGCACGAGGTGAGCGTGGACCGCATCAACGACGCCGTGGACAAGGTGACCGCGCTACTCGCCAGCGAGAACACGCCGCCGCTCACCCGCTTCACCGAGGTGCCAGGCGAGTGACCCTCGAACAGGAGATCAGTGACGCGCTGAAGGACCTCAATCCGGCCGAGCGCCAGGTGGCCGAGACGCGGATCCGGCGCATGCTCGTGCGCCGTGCCGCCATCGCCCGGTTCCCCACGCCTGCGCACCTCTCCCAGTTCATGCGACCAGGGTTCGTGCAGACGCCCGCCTTGGACGCGCTTGACCAGGCCATGATGGCCGCCGACGCCGGAGGCCAGCTTCGGCACATCATCAACATGCCGCCGCAGGAGGGCAAGACAACCCGCATCCAGGACACCGTTCTCTGGCTGCTCCTGCGGGACCCCACCCGGCGAATCGTGTTCGCCAGCTACGAACAGGGCATCGCCCAGGAATCCGGCCTCGCCGTCCGGCAGTTCATCGAGAACCACGGATCCGGCTACAAGGGCCAGAAGAACCTGGCTCCCGACCACGAGGACATGCTGGGCCTCATGCTGGACCCCGCACGAGGCTCCGCCAGCGCCTGGTCCCTCATCGACGTGCCCGGCCGCAGGCGCCCCGGCGGCGTCCTGTCGGTCGGCATCGGCTCCGCCCTCACCGGCCGCCCCGCCGACGTGCTGGTGATTGACGACCCGCTGAAGGACGCCATGCAGGCCGACTCACCGGCCTACCGGCGACGCGTCATCAACTGGGTGCAGTCCGTCGCCATGACCCGACTCTCTGGCCGGGCCATCGTGATCGTCATCCAGACACGCTGGCACGAGGACGACTTGACCGGTTTCCTCCAGGCCCAGGACAAGCTGAACACCACGCCCGAGTGGACCCGGCTCTCCATCCCCGCCCAGGCCATGGAGAACGACCCGCTGGGACGCAAGCCCGGTGAGTGGCTGGTCTCCACCCGAGGCCGCACCGTCGCCGAGTGGGAGCAGAAGAAGCGCGACTCCGGCTCCGGTCGCTGGTGGTTCGCCATGTATCAGCAGGAGCCAGCACCACCGGACGGCGGGATCTTCCACGCCTCGTGGTTCGAGCGCGATCGCATCGCCGCCAAGCCCGAGATGAAGTACGTCATGACCGTGGTGGACCCCGCCGACAACGAGGGAGACGGCGACGAGGCAGGCATTGTCACCGGCGGCATCATCGCCGGACGCGACGAGCCCGGCGACGAGCAGCATTACGCCGTGCTGGCCGACGACTCCGGCCACTACACAATCGCCGGGTGGGCACGCCGCGCCATCTTTGCGGCGCTGAAGCATGGTTCCTCGGGTATCTGGTATGAGCAGTCGCTTAGCGGACTGCGGCGCGCGCTCCGTGACGAGTGGAAGCTTCTGCGCGTCCAGGCCCGCACCCTGCACGAGACCTACGCGACCTGGTCCCGGTTCGGCGAGGGCTGGCCCGAGTACCCCTCCGCGCTCGCCGTGGACGACGCCCTCCGGCGTCTGAGCCAGCCGGAGGACACCAGGGCCGACCGCGACGAACTGCGCAAGCGCCTTAACGAGATGTGGGCGTACGTCCCCCGCATCAGGGAGACCATTGACACCGGCGTGCCCGTGCACCCGTTCCCGGCCAAGGGCTCCAAGACGCTACGCGCCGAGTTCGTGGCCCCGCTGTACGAGAATCGCCGCGTGCATCACCTCGGGTACATGCCCACCGCAGAACGCCAGATGTCCACCTGGCAGACCAGCCAGGACTCCCCGGACCGCATGGACGCGTTCGTCCACCTGCTCACCAAGCTCTCCACCATGAACACGCCCAAGATCGACAAGCCCCAGGGCCAGCTCCCCACCCGGTCCTATACGGCGGCCGGTCAGGGCATCCAGCGCAGCACCGCGACGCGGAGGTAACGACATGGCACAGATCCCCCGCACGATCGCCGGTGCGGCCAGCACGGCGCACCAGGTCCGCTCGATCAACGTCCGGGTGGACCAGCTCCCGGACGGCCGCCTCCGCATCTCCACGCCCACCGCGCGAGGCTGGGCCGCCGTGGCATCCACCCAGCCGGAGCTGGCGCGCGCGATTCAGGGCGCGTTCACCGAGGCCCAGGTGGCCGCCTACGCCTGCTGGCGGGGAACCCGGTACGACCTGGACGCCATGACCGCCCACGTCCCTGGAGACGCTCTGGCGGGCGGCAAGCCCCAGCGCAAGTCGACCAAGGGCAACGGCAACAAGCGCGCGCCACGAGCTGGCGAGGGATGGAGCTACGGCCAGCAGCGACCAGACGTGCACCTCCCGACCGAATGGACCGAGCAGCCGGACGGCCGGTGGCGCTCCCCGTCCGGCCGGATGTACCGGTCCGACGCCGCCCAGGTGGTTAGGGTGCGCCGTCGCCTGGAGCAGACCACGGCGCCCCAGGCCAAGGTGGCGTAAGGTCACCCGATCGGACCACTTGACAACCCCCTTATCGGGGGGCAAAGTAAGTGGCACAGCAGGAACGACCCACACAGAGGGAGAACCGCAGTGCAGAAGCCCGACCGCATCGGCCAGATCGCCGAGCACCCCAAGTACCTGCTCCCCGAACTCCGCCGCCTCGGGTTCCGGACCATGATCCGCCGCCGGAACGGCGTCATCGACAACGCCAGCGCCATGCTCAAGCGCGGCACGTTCTCGCTCTACGTCCTGTTCCCCGCCCCAGGCCGCCTTGGCACTGTCGTGGCGTGGGAGGGAGCCGTCTCCCGTACCGGCCGGAGCGTCGGCCACCTGGTGCTGGAGCACACGCACACGCTCCACCTCCACGAGATCATCGCGTACACCAACGGCGGCCTGTACCTGATCGAGTCC